TAGGTCTGGGTTGGATTCTGGCATAGAGGGAATGAGTATGCATCCCTCGACTGAGGGATTGTACTTTGTTTAACCACACGTTCTATAACGTGTTTCGAATCTATCTTTAGAATCTACAATCTGTGGTAATCTGTCGGTTGAAACAGGACCCAAAGGTCGCGGTCTCGGTTTTCTCCGTCTTGTGCCGTAGGGTCTCCATGAAAGAGCACCCCGACATATCGGCGGCCCGCCTCGTACTTTTCCGTTTCTGATTCGGGCAGGACAAGCTGGACCTCCCTGCCGGACAGATTCAACTCGGCGCCAACCCGGTACCGGGCCTGGACGATTGTTTCTTTTCCCTGGTACTTGTCGTCCACGTCCAGCTTCTCGACGTAAAGCTCGAACTGGTCGCTGGACACGTCCGTGTCGTACGTCCAGAGCGTGCCGTCTACGTAGTCTCCCGGCTCGAACTTGACTCGGGTCTTTGGAATGTTAAGTGGGTCTTGGCCGATCATCAGAAATCAAATCATTTGGCGTTAAAATCAAATCACTTACCGAGAAATGTCCTGCTCCTGGGACTGCTCGCTAGGCGTGGGGCCTTCGGGGTTTCCGCCTGGCCCTTGCCCGCCTTGGAGGTTCTGGAGGGCCGGAATGCCCTGACCGGACTGCGAGTCTGGTTCCGGGGTCGAACTGTTTCTCTGCCGGGGCACGTCTCGGCCTTGCTCCGGGCTTGCGGGCATGTCTTCGGCGGGCATCTGCTGCTGGATCCGCTGCGACATTTGGGGGTCCCCCTCCATGGCGGCCGCCTGAGACGCCTGCTGCATCTTCTGGCGCTTCTGCTGGAGCCGCTTCTGGCGCTTCTGGTCGGCCCGCTTGGCGTTGTCCATGGCCATGATCTTGTCCGATAGCTGAAGCTCCCGCATCGTCTCTTTCGTGATCATGCCCGTCTGGAGGTACATAAGCAGAAGGTTGAACCTGTTGGTCGGGCTGCCGGGGAGGTCCAGGTCGTGCTTCGGCTGGGCCGTCATCGGAAGCGTGAGGTCGTTCAGGTCGTACTCGAAGGACTCCAGCACCACACCGATCGGGTCTTGGGCGTCTCGGTTGCTGCGCCGGGTGATGAGTTGATTCTTCTGGTTGATCTTCGGCACCTTGTCCTGGACACTCTGGTTGACCCGAACCTCGTTTCGCCGCCCCTCCGGGTCCCTAGCCATGGCGGGCATCTCGTCGCTCCCGTACTTCAGTTGCATGATTTCGAAGATGTTGTCGTAGATCGAGAGCTTCGCCCGCGCTAGGTTCGAGAACATGTGGTTTTTCGACCGATCGGATGCCATGATCTGCGTGCGCTTCGCCGCGCCGCTTTCTGCTTGGTTGAGCGCCTGCATGTCCAGGGCATTGGACTCTTCTTTGAACGTGCGCTCTTCGTTTTGCATTGCTTCGATCGGGGCACTGGAGAGGCTGCTGTTCATGTTGAGCGGCTGGACGATCTGGTCCAGTCCCTTGGACTGGGGAATTCCATCTAGCGCCGCTAGGCCGCCCTGGTCCATGACGTTCTCCAGGCGGTCTTTGTCGGAGGAGGTGAGCTTTGAGGCATCGACGACGGCGGCCTGATTTGACGCCGCGTTCTTCGCGCTTTTGTATAGAATCAGCCTCATCAAGTTGATAAACTCTTCGGACTGCTCCAGCTTCTCCGGCAGGGCCTCCCCGTAGGGATGCTGCTCTGATTCCCGCAAGTAGAGCGGGACGATCGGAAGCCGTGCCCGAGACTCCATCGGGTCGGAGATTTCTTTCTCCACAAGCTGGCCGCCTGCAATCTTGGTCTTTACCATCTGCCACGCAGTGAACTTACTGGTGACTTCCGTCCCGCCCCGCTCGACAGTTTTTTCCACGTAGACAGGCTCGATCTCCCACGTGGTGGCAACGGCCGTGATGTCCCCGTCTGATTCGGGGTCGGCCCGCTCGATCTTTTGGCGGAACCGATTTTCTTCCTTGATTTCCCGAATCATGGCGTTGACCGTCTGCTCGGCCTCGTCCACGCTCTTCTGAAAAATCGCCTGCTTCAGCGGGTTGGTAAAGCGGGTGATTTCCCGAGACGCCTTCATCTCTACGTCCGGGACGTTCTGCATGGCCACGCTCACGTGGTCGTCTACCGCCCCCTGGATCTTGTTCACGCGGGGGATCTCGTCTTCCTGCTGGTTCTTTTTGCTCTCGTGGTAGAGCTGCCCGTACTTTTTCATGTCGGTGTACCGCTCCCGCCACTGGAAATCATGTTTCAAAACGCGCAGGCGGTTCTGCACCAGATCTGCGTTGTTCTCGATCTGGCTTGGAAACTGGCTTTCTAAGGCAAATGCCTCATCATTGTACGGCATAGGTCGTTACACGGGCTGCCCGTAACTGGGCATATCTACATCAAAACTGTTGGCATTGGGCTGATTCTCGGGGGGCATCTTGGGATTGTCGTTTTTGCTTTCGTCCTCCTCAAAATCACTGGTCTCCCGCATGTAGCTGTCGGTGATTTGATCGACCGTCAGCGCCCCCGCCGTGGCCATCACGATGTCGTCGTGGCACCCAGTGTCCGCCTCCCACTTGCCCTTCTTTCCGTTTGATTCGTTGAAGATGAAGGTCCGGGCCTCGTCCCACAGGTTCTTGTCCGGAAGGCGACTGGGGTGGTCCATAAGCGTAAGTGCCCATTCTTCGAGCGCGTCGATCATGTCCGGGCGGGTCTGGCGATTGGTGGACCACCCCACGGTACTCCGGACCTTCCCATCCTCCTGGGTGTCGGTCTTACGCTGGTGATAGAGGTTCTCGTATTCCTTGATGCGATCGTCCATGTGAAGACCGCCCACCGCGTCTCGCTCGTAGGCCAGAAGCGGCCAGTGCTTTTGCCGCTCTTCGACAAACTCCCCCTCGTCTTTGTCGTACTCGTGCTCTCCGGTCCGCCCGTAGGGAATCACATAGAGGCGGGCGAGCTTCATTAGCTCCCCGATATAGTTGGTACGCGGCCCGCGCATGTGGAGCACTGCCGCAATCTCTCGGGTCTCCCGGTCTAAAACCACGGCGGCGTGCCAGTCCCCGCTTTCCGATCGGTCCCCGGCCACGTCCGCAAAAATCACGTAGCGGTTCAGCTTATCGGTCTTCCGTTTGCGGTACACCCGGAGATCCCCCTTTGCTGGCGGCCGGACCTTCCAGCGTTTGAGCGGCCCCTTCTTTACGTACTGCTTTGTGCGGCGAATGGCCTTATCCGGAAAAAGCGTCATCCCGCTTGTCGAGGGGCTGACGCCATGAACCCTCCGCAGTATGATTCGGTGATTTGGGTCCTGGTACTTCTCCATCCGGCGGTTGATGGACTTGCGTGTTACGGCGCCGGGGATGATTTCTCGGCCCAACACCACGTTGGGGTGGTCCAGTGCGGACGCCCGGACGTGCTTTACCCTGGGTTGGGTACAAAACTCGTGGAGGGAGTCGTTCTGGGACTGGGGGTTTCCGAGGGCCAGCCTGAGATTGTGGTTCCCGGTACAGGTGTTCTCAATTGCCTCTAGGATCGGTTTGTCGATGCCGGGGGCCTCGTCCATGACAAAGAGCATGTGTGGCCCGTGGATGCCTGAGAACTTCGTAGACACCTCTTCATCGGAGGATACCGAGGCGGTCATTCCAAAAATCCCCCACCCCTCTTTCGACCCAGACTCTTTGGATGGATCCAAACGAAGTTTAAGGTCCATCCACTCCGCGTCCGGGTGCATGTTGGAAAAGAGGGGTTTGAAGTTCTCGATCTCCTTCCAGATGACTTGGCGAAGCTGGTCCTCCTTCGTGGCTACCGTGACGACCATGCCGCCCGGATCAAGCACTTCCCCGGTATCCGGGTCGTTGATCTTAGGCCAGCAGTCCACAAACCACAGGCAGATGGCCGCTGCTAGGTACGTTTTCCCCACGCCCGTCGCGGCTTCGATCCCCACGTCTTTCTTGCTGGCAAGCCCCCGAAGAACCCGGTACAAAGGGTCTGGCGTAACCATGTCCGGATCCTTGTCGTCCCACTCGTGATTTGCGTATCCCTGGTACTTGCTCCACTTGATCGACCGTGGGTCGAAGTTGAGCTTGTCCACCATCCACTCCAACGGATTATTGCGGTAGTACCGCAGCTTCTTCCGCTTTTTGAGTTCGTTTTGGAGCTTCCGGATCTGAACGGACTTGTCCACAATCAAAACGCGTAGGCGGCCACGGCCGCTTCAGGGATTACCAGCCTTCCGGCATCGAAAGGTCATCGGTGGTGGGGGTGTCGTCGTCCTCCTCTTCCTCTTCGGGGTCGGGCTGGGTTTCCTGCTCTACGTCTTCGGCCAGAAGCTCTTCGTCATCTGGGCCTTCGTGGAGCGTGTCCGCCAAATCAAACCCAACGTCTACTTCTTCTGTCTCGTCGGTAGTTTCCGCTTCTTCTGGCGAATCGTTTTCTTCAGATTCTTCCGCATCTTCTGGTATATCCGTTTCATCGGTCTCTTGGGGTTGGTCCTCACTGGACCCGATCTGATCGAGAAGCTCCTGGGGGATGTCCGAATCAAGCGACTGGAGCATAAGCACCATAAGCTGATTTTTAGAAATCGAGCTTCCGTCTGCAATCAAACCCGCAAACGTATCGACAAGCTCGATGTCGGACATCTCCGACGGGTCTTCCTCCTGGGCCTTTTCGTCTCTGGGGTCATCCTCCCAGCGCCCGGCCATCTTGAAGGCCATCTTGATCGAGCGCACATCTCCCTCTTTGGCCCGCTCGATCATCGACTCGTAGATGTCGGAAAGCTCCCGGTCAAGGTGGGACCTACGCACCCGGTCTACGTCCGACATAAACGCCGGGTCGTTCTTCCACTGCGACAACGTAGAGGGGTGAACGCCGTACTTCTGGGCGAACTCTTGTTGGGTGGGGATGCCCGTTTGCGCCCGTTTTGATTTGGGAATGGCGAGCCACTTCTTAAACTTCGACCGGACATCGGTCTTCTCAGAAAAACCGGGCATCCGTGAAAAAGAAACGCCGCCACACGGGCGAAGATATGGTTCGGCTAGATGTACTAGGTTCTATGGAACATTCTAAAACTTGTTCCTAGAATCTAAAAAGTCCAAAATCATGGACTTTTACACGTCGAGGTTGGGCGGTGGGCCTTCTGCGCCGTCACCACGGGTCCCGTCTTTCGGACGCTGGCATCCACAGTCCGGATAATAGATGCACTCGTTGCCCTCTGACACCTCCCCTTGCGGGTCATGCATACACGGCATGTAGTTGGCCGTTGGCTCGGCCGCCGTGTCGCTCCCGTTTTCCATCACGTCTCGGGCGTCCTGGACCGACCCATGCAGATCCGTCCACGACTCGTCAAAGCCACGCTCCTCCGCGATGTGCATGTCCCGGAAGCCCCAAGGAATACGGATGATCGACAGGGTGTTATCCTCCTCCCGGTGGATCACGTCGTGGCCTTCTTCGGTGGGCCGCACGGCTACCGGGTCCTCAACGATTATCATGCCTGGGCCTGCCTCGCTCTCTTCTGTGTAAACGTACGTGCGGGCGGTCTGGCGCGGGACACGCTCAAATCCTTCTTCTGTGTCAAGTGGTTC